GGTTGTCCGATGTAATAATTTTGTTATAATTAAATAATAATAAATCTATAATATAAATACCAAAATATATATTTAGATCTAATAATTCATACCAAAAAAGTTTATTAATAAATGGTAAATAAAAGAATTGGAATAGATTATTTAATTGAATAGAATATTTACCAGTACTATCTAAACGATACCAAATATTACCTAATGATGGATTTAATTCTAAATAACCAATAAATGGTACAATATAAATAATAATAGACCAATATGAGAACATTATTTTATATTAGATATTAATTTTAAAATTAATATTTAATTTAATAAAATTATTTAATTTAGTTAGTGTATGCAATACCACCCATACCGGACATAACACGTAATACGTTGTAATTTACGGCATAAATTTTAGCGGTACCAGTTGTTGTAACTGCAGGGACAGTCATATTTAATGTTGCGTTATCAATGCGAGAGAAGTTGCATGTGCCTGATGGTTGATGTTCTTCAGGTTTGAGTGCGAATGAGTAACAGTTAATACCTTGTGATGGGCTTGATGTGTGATGTTGGTATGGTTGTACTAAATTGAAGTATGCACCATTACGTTGTGCGAATCGGTCATGGCCATTAAGTTGGAGTTTGGCATCTGTGCAGTTATTAGCACCATTACTGTAAAAAATACCTTGTGTATTATCAACATTTGATGTAGTAGTGTAATTATTCCAGTCACCTGTTGAAGCAGTTAAAGTAGCTACATCTGAATGAATAGTCCATATTAATTCTTTGACGGGATGGTTGAAGTTAAGACGAAGTTTGTTTGCACCATTTGAGACAGATTCAGAACCTGTGAATTGAAGTTGTTCAATAAGGTATTCGTGTTTGACTTGAGCGAAGCGACGACGTTCTTCTGTATCAAGGTAGATGTAGTCAACATAGAGTTGTGCATCAAAAGATGTAACACCACCTACTGTAGATGATTCATTAGCATCTGTTGGTACTGCACCATATATGCAGTTAGCTTGTGTTTCAAATTCTACGTTAATTTTAACTTCATGGTATTGAAGTGCAATTAATGGAAGAGCAAGGCCTGCATTGCGGCAGAACCAAAATTGAAGTGGGATGTATAATGTTGCAGCGGTGTGACCGACGCCGTTTCCGACACTTTGAAGACCGTTTGTTACTGCAGCTAAATCATTATCTTCATTTACTCCTGCAGAGGCATCACCAGTATGACCAACCATAGTGTCATAGGCTGAACGGTGGCCTTCTGTTTCTGTGAGTTCAGACCAGATGTATAACCATTCACCATAGTGTTTGTCAATTTTTTGACCACCAATTTCAAGTTCTACGTTGTTAACGAGACGGTGACCAACATATGGTACCCATCCTCTTCCTGTATTAGAAGTGTTTACAATATCGGGTAATGTTACTTGTAAGTAACATTTATGGATTAAGTCACCATTACGTGCAATGGTTGCGGATACTTTGCGTCCGAAGTCTGGTGTACCATTGAATGTTTGTGCAATGGATTCCATTGAAAAGTTTGTGTGGCGTCTGTAAACTACCTTGAAGAAGGTGATTTGTGGATCACCTGTAAGGTAAACATCTTGTGCGCCGTAAGCTACTAGTTGCATTAAACCTCCACCCATTTTTTATATTATATAGCAAGAAAAAAAATTTAGAAAAAAATCCGAAATTAATTTTAAATTAAATTAATTTAAATTTAATTTAAGATTTTATTTATATCTGTTAAGTTTTCTTTTATAAACTTTTGTAAGTAATTGTTTAAATAAACTTCTTTACTTATATTATCTTTATTTTTAATAAATTCAAAACGATCATTATCAATCATTTTAACAGTCCAACCAGATAATATAGCATTATAAATAAATATCATTTTTTGAATACTAATAATATCTATATTATTATCCATTATAGTATTATATACATTTATAATATATTTAATGATTTTACGAAATAATATAATAATTTTTATTTAAAAATAAAGTAGATATTAATAGTAATAATATGTCAATTGTTAAATCAAAATCATATAAAAAGATTCCAAATGATAGTAGATGTACATTAGATGTCAAACATACAGAACAACTTAAGAATCTTAATATTATAAATAAAAAAAAAATAGAAGATAAAATAGTAAAATTAGAAAGAAAATATAATAAATTAGATGATATTAACAATTTAGACGAAAAAAATAATATATTTGATGAGATAGTAAATTTAAAAGATAAAATAAAACAAAATATAAATATTAAAAATAATTATTATCTAAATACATCACATTTATTATTTAAATATTATGATAATGAAAATGATAGTTTGAATGAAAATGAAATTTTTGATGAAAATGAAGATTTGAATGAGAATGAAAATATTAAAATACATAATTATACAAATATAAATAAATATATAGATAAAACAGTGCATTCAGATAAAGCAGATATATTAAATGAATATTTAAGTATAGTAGATAAAAATTATATTAAAAATGATTCACAAAATATAAAAACATGTAGTTTTTGTCAAAATAATAATTTAATATCAAATAATGATGGTTTATTAGTATGTATAGAATGTGGAACAACAGAATATACATTTGTAGATAATGAAAAGCCATCATATAAAGATCCACCAGTAGAAACGAATTATTTTTGTTATAAAAGAATAAATCATTTTAATGAATTATTGGCACAGTTTCAAGCGAAAGAAGTAACAATAATACCGGAAGAAGTATTAGATTCAATATATGTAGAAATAAAGAAAGAACGTATAAAAGATATGAAATTAATAACAAATTCAAAAATAAGACATTATTTAAAGAAATTAAAATTAAGTAAATATTATGAACATATACCATATATTGTAAACAAAATATCTGGGAAACAATCACCAATAATGTCAAGAGAAGTAGAAGATAAATTAAGGTTAATGTTCAAAGAGATACAAATACCATTTGCAAAAGCATGTCCAAGTGATAGAAAGAATTTTTTAAATTATAATTATATATTACATAAATTTGTAGAACTATTAGAATTAGATGATTTTATAGATTGTTTTCCTTTATTAAAGAGTAGAGAGAAATTATATCAACAAGATATAATATGGAAAAAGATATGTGATGAATTACAGTGGGAATTTATAGCAAGTTTATAAAAATGATATTAATACGTTTATAAAGGTATAATAATATATACAATTATAATAAAAATGAGTAAAAATGAAAAATCTGAAATAGTAGAAGATTTTTTAGATGCAGACCCACCAATTAGAGGGCAAAATTTTTGTTTAATGTCATTTTGTGATCCACCAAAAAATATAGTACAAGAAAAAGAATTATTTATATTAAAAGAATTTTTAAAGAAAGTAGAGGAACAATTTAGAATAATATGTGGAGTATTAGAAATCAAGGAAGATAAAGTAGAATTAATATATGAAAAGACATTTAAGGATATTGAAACAAAATATGATGATTTTAAGAAATTAAATGGATTAGATTTAAATAGTAAATTTAATAAAGAGGTAAATACGGATGGATTATTAAATATGCATGGGTTAAAAGTACGAGGGACATATGATACATTAAGAGAAGCACAAATGAAAGCAAAGAAATTACAAGTAAATGATAAAAATTTTCATGTATTTGTAGGACAAGTAGGATATTGGTTACCATGGAATCCAGAAGCAGATGATATTTCTAATCAAGAATATGGAGAATCACAATTGAATGAATTAGTGAAAGCACATAAACAAAATCAAGATGAAGCACAAGAGCATTTTGAAGAGAGAAAGAGGATGTTACAAAAAGATTCTAAAGTAAAAGAAATAAAAGAAGATGAAAAAGAAGATGAAAAAGAAGGAGGAAATGTTAAAGAAATAATTGAAAATATATTTTAAAAATTTTATTATTATATAATATAAAATGAATATAGATATGGAGAAAATAATAATGTTATTGGGTACATATGGTGTACTTCAAATATATGCACAAGATTTAGGAATAGAATCCGGAGAAACGCAAAAAAAAATGATAGAATATTTACCATTACAAATACTTTTAATATATTCAGGAACATATGTAAGTACAAATGATCATAAATATTCAGCAATTGCAACTATATTGTATTATTATTTAAAATATGGACATAATAAATAATATGATAAATAATATCTTAATATATATATAATGAATATATATATATTAATAACACTATGTTTAGGTATAATGTTTATGTTATGTGGTTATAGTAATAGAAATAATAATAATAAACAGCATACAAAAATTATATATAGATATGTACCAAGAACATTTGAAGAAGAGCAAGAAGATAGAGCGAGTATTGATCAAATGTTTTCAAAAATGTTTAATAGGTCAAGTGTATGGGTAGATGGGGGTATCGATTCAAATAATTATATATCACAATAATATTTTAAAAAAGGAAGGTATTATTTCATTTTAGTTAATTTAAGTTTTGAATTATTTCTATTTTCATCATCAGAATCATATTCAGTATTATACATTTTTTCATTATAATCCCATGCATTATTATTACTTTTCATCATTTTAAAATCACCATGGTCTTCAGCTTTATAATAAAAAACCATATCTTCAATATTATTACTTTTAGAATTATTATGAATTACTAAACATTCATAGTTTTCGGTACAAGCATCCATAACTTGGCAAAATTGTTCAAATGTTTCAAACATTCCAGCATAGTGTTCATAGTATTTTTTTCTATTAGATCTATATGAATCTCTTAATAAAAATACATAATCAATATTTGTTCTTAAAACAGGAGGAATACCAAGGGCAAATTGCATAGTAATAAGAAAGAAAATTTTATAATGACGACCATTCATAAATAATGCACGAATCCCTTTATCTTTAGGCCAACTGGTATCATATAAACAATCATCAAGTACAATAAAAGCGCGATCATCTATATTTTTATATCGTGGATCTTGTTCTTTTAATTTTATCATTTTTTTTTGTCCTTTAATAAAATCAGCAATAATTTTTTTATTAAATTCTTCACTAATAAATATTTTAGGAATATGTTTACCGTAACTACCATTAGCACCTTCAGTAGAACAAATAATTTTACCAGCAGGAATATCACGATGATAATATAAACAATCTTTTAATAAAAATGATTTACCAGTTTCGCGTCGGCCAATAAATACACAAACTTTATCATCTTTGATCCAACGCATATCAAATTTTTTTAATTTTAGATTTATACTCATATTTAATTATTATTTAATTATAATTAAATAAGAATTAATAATTATATCATATACGCAAATAAAATTACATTTGACCAACTATTATTTTATCAGTTGATAAATCATTTGAAGATTCTAAAATATATAAAATGGAACCAGATATTACTCCACTATATAAACTTTTACGAAATGTATCAATAAATGATTCTGTTTTGTTATTTTGAATTTTATTATCAATAATATTAATAATGAATACTAATATAGTTATAATAATTGCTATATAAAAAGGATTATTAATTAAATTTATATATTGATTCATTTTATTTATATTTTATTAAGAAAAAAAAAATCTTAATAAAACTATACGATATAAATTAATTAAAGTCATCATCACTTAAATCTGCTTCTTGATAAAATATAACTTTTTTATTATTATTATGATCATTTAAAGAAGTAGATTGTAAATTAGTATTATAATTTTCATGATCATTTTTCTCTATATGATCATTTTTTTCTTCTAAATCATTTTTTTCTTCTAAATCATTTTTTTCTTCTAAATCATCATTTAGAGTATGTTGAAGATTATTTTTATTAGAAATTTGTGTTTTTGATGTAATAGGAATTGTTCTTATAGTATCTATTGCAATTTCTGTATTATCGTTAATATTGTCATTATAATGGTTATTATCGTGGTTATTATCGTGGTCATTATCGTGGTCATTATTATGGTCACTATTATGGTCATTATTATGGTCATTATTATAGTCATTATTATGGTCATTATTATGGTCATTATTATAGTCATTATCATGG